TATATGTATTTTACTTCCTTGTAATCAGCAGGTCTTCGGTTCGAGTCCGAATGTCGGCTTACTTATTTATAAAAAGTCCGTCTTCTGGTCATTTGCCAGATACGGACTTTTTAATTGCTATACAAGATTTACTGATTTTTACGTCTGCTGATTATTTGCAAGCTTATCATCGGTCTTTCATATCGAGGTATGATAATCGCCGTCGTTTCTCCATTATCGTGTAATATGATGCAAGTTGTAAATACTGCTCGGTTATCCTTATTTCTGAATGGCCTAGAAGTCGAGAGAGTTCGTATACATCACCTAAACCGTAGACTAAAAAATTTGTAGCAAAGGTATGACGAAAAAGGTGGGCATGTAATCGGACTATACCCGTTTTCTTTTTTAGCCAAGACATTAATGCAGCTATACAATCGGTGGTTAGTGGCTTTTTCGACTTAGCGAGAAAAAAGTATTGGTCATCGTCTGGAGATTCTGCCATACGCCGTTTGTGGATATAGGCAAGCATCGCGCGGCGGACTTTTAGACCAACAGGGACTATTCTTCCTTTTCTTCCTTTGCCCATCACCATTACATAACCTTTTTCAAAATTGATATCTGATGTTTTTATAAAAACTACTTCCGACAAGCGGAGGCCACAGTCTAGCATCAGGTAAATTAGTGCTTTATTACGTAATCCCATTTCAGACTTAGTAAAGGTTGATAGTATAGTATCTACTTCATCATCGGTGAGTATTTCTATTGCTGGGCGTTCGGCTTTAGGAAGTTTCATTTTGTGATGAATTGGTTCTGGTATAAATCCTTCGTCGAAACAAAATGTCATAAATGCTTTAATATGCCGCATGTAAGTTTGTACACTTCGTTTGGATAATTTGCCTTTACCACTTCGTTCAGCTTGCTTTGTGTCAATGAATAATTGATACTCCTGGACATGCAAAAGAGTTATATCTTGAATTTGCAAAATATTCTTAACATTTAGCCAATTCATAAATCGACTTAAAAATCCTATATATCCTTTGATTGTCTTATCCGTATTGCCTTTCAGACGCTGGTCAAGGATGAATGATTCAAATGCATGTTTAAGGGTCATGACCAGCCCTCCAATAGTGGAACATCGTTGTCATCGTTATTGAGAATTTCGCCGTAAATGTGGCCATCTATATCTTTTATGGGTTGTGATGTTGGTTCTGGATATTCGATTGTTTGTTCGTGAGGGGACGCGCTTGCTTGTTCTGCCAAGCGTTTTTTACGATTCTTTAGCACTTTTTCCTTTTTAGCTTTTATAGTCATATAATCGCTGACAACGGAGCCATGCATAGCATCCAGAATATTTCCATCTTTTGTAACAAGCAACATTTCATGCGCTTTATTATCACTGATATCTGCAAGCATGTCCGATAAATCAGCTATAAAGCCTGTGTCTATCCTATCTTCATATACTGCGTTGGAAGCAATAGAGTTTATAGCCCGTTTCTGTACAGCACGTTTATCCATGGCATAACTGTAATCACGAAGTAGTTTAGCATCTAGTTTCTTCCCGTCATGCTTAGTGTTTCTAAGGCGTTCCCACCATGCTAAATATTTGGGGTCGCCGTCGGCATCTTTACCACTATAAAATGATAAAGTTTTGCTGGTTAAGTAATCAAGAAATACTGCGCGATAATCAAGTATTTTATAAATACGCTCCATGGGCTTTGATATGTTCTCGCGCTTTTCGGATAGCTTGAAGCCGTTTATGAAGTGGTCGCTATAGTAATAAAATTTGCGTTTTGTTTCGTACTCTATATTCAGAATGGTTGTGACTTTGGGCATATGTTCTGCTGCCAGGGCTTTGAATTGAGCAATGGTCGTTTTATCACTTGAGAGTGCATCCGAATATTTTTTGATTATTTCTGGATTTTTGCCATGTACTATATAAAAGGCTAATGAAGCCTTGGCCAAGTAGTCTATATTTTTGTGAGGAAAAGCATACTCCATACACCACTTGTCATAGTAGGAAATTAGGCCGTTTTCATACCATACTTTGAAAAAGAAGTATTTATACCCCATTTCTATGACCTCTTTGACTTTGTTATAAACTCTTGCACGGACATTATTACTTTTGATTCTGCCGAAACACAGGTAGTCTTTGAAGAATATCGTACCATCTTCTTTATGTTCTATATCTGCGTTCCAAGTCACATTTTTGAGATTTGTATGAAGGTTTTTAACTTTTCCCTGTGCATCCTCTTTGAATAACTTATTAATACTGCTAATAGAATTGGTGTGATAACAATAATCAATACGACTTTCCCTACACCAGTCAACAGTGCATGAATATTGGGCGAGAAGGGCTTCAACTTTGCTGTAGGATTCAGATAGGATAGATTCAACGCCGCGAGTCCATAGTCCAAAAGCGCGAACCTGAACCATTATGCGCGGAGTGTCGTTGTTGGGTAGGGACTTGCATACAAAGATATCGTATAAATCAGGGCTGCCAACGCAATAACCATAATTGTGATATGATTTGAGATAATAATACAAACCATGTTCAAGATGTATAGGCTCACGGATTTTGATTGCTTCAGCTTTGTTTTCTTCAAGGCTAGATAACAAGCGTTGAAGGCCAAGGGGAATATCTTCTTTGCTATCATTGGAAACAAATACGGTGTAGTATAAATTGTCTATCATATGAACGGACTTATCACGTTTTAGATTGAAATATTCCTTTTGCTGGGATGATGAAAGCTCGTTGTAAAAACTTGTGCGTTTAGTTTCGATACTTACTCCCATACTTGTCCTCCAATTGATTTATTTTTGTGGTCAAACGAGGATTTGACCACATTTTTTTCTAGGTAGAAATATAGTATTTATCGGGCTTTGTTGATGTTTTTGTCTTGTTTTTCGTGGGACGGTGTACATATCTGTCCTTGAAGGAATTAGAAATAAAGTATTTGTAATTATTAAATATTTGGTCTTTGTAAAATACAAAAACGATTACTTAGATGTATTACCCTTTATAGGTGCAGTGATTATAGATGGTGTGAAAAAGTTACGGATGGTTTCTCTTAAACGCACGAGAGGCTTCTTAATGCGGTTGTCATCACCGCCCCAGCGGTGGGTCCCCCCGTCCCCCACCTCTGTGTCGGCAATGCCAACCACTTCAATAGGCGTTTCTTCGTTGTTGATTGTTTGATGGTCTTTGGGTGCGGCGTCTGGATGGGGAGCGTTGTCGGTTTGAATATTTGCATATTTTTGTGCTAAATCATCAAATAGTGTATAGCTGTCATACATTTTTGCTATACTTCGGCGAAAAAGTATAAATTCGCTGTGCAGTTTAAGTTTTTGTTGGTGACCATACCAGGTTTCAACCGCTACAAATACGGTGATTGGTAAAAACCAGAGATAGTTGTTTATCTTACGGTGTTTAACCTCATGTTCGACTAATGCGCGGATTTGACGGTCTATCATACGGTCGTTTTGAGTGATAAGAAAAAACTCATAGCCATAGTGGCGATGACTTGTAAAGAATACTAGCCATGATTTACGGTCATTCTGGGCGTAATCACGCGAGTTAAAAATAAGCTGACACTCGTCGATGAATACATATGTTTGTGATTCTTTGCCCTTTTTGTGGTTGGCTAGTGCGTATCGTTCTAATCGTTCGGGGGTGAGTTCAAATATTGGTATGTATTGAAAGTCACCTATTTTTAGTTTGCCTTTTCGGTTTACACGGTTGATGTCTATGGATACTGTGCTGATGACGTTTCTGCCACGGCGTAGTTGGTTTCGTATATGAAATGCCATGCTGTGTGATTTGCCACTGCCTGGCGTACCTGTCATGAGTTTAATCATTACTTCACCTCTAACGGATAAATTTTGCCCAGCGTAATCCTTTTTTTGCTAAATACCATAAAATGATAGCTGCCAACCACGTCTGTAGTGTGGCTAAAATTGGGCCGAAAGGGATGAAAAGTGAAAGTATTACTGTAAATCTATTGCCCTGTAATACGCCTGATTCATGCATTGCCCTAAATGGACTTAAAGGTAAAAACCCTAAAGCGATTTCTGCGAGATTAACGAAGTTGTCATAGATGGTCTGAATTAAAGCCGTTAGCATAGAATAAATCTCCTTACCAGGTAATCACTGTTCGGGTTAATAGCATCAGTGCAAATAAGAACGTTATTCCCGTACCCCAGCGTATGACTTGAATGTATTCATAAAAATCCAAGAGGTTCAATTCCCATCTATAGTTAAATGGGTCAGGGAAATCAATACGGAAAACATACGCATCTGGTATCAAGCTATAAGGTGAAATTGTTTGATATCCAAAATCAAGGAATTCAAATCCGTCATGAGAAAATGCTTCAAATGGTAAATTATCTAAATTTCCTTGAGCAGCATTAACGCCCGAAGCATTTGCCATACTTGCTATTGCGTCACGTAAATCCCAGGGAATAGAAAATGGAAAAAAAGTATGAAGTTGTATGCGGCGGTCAAAGTCAAACTGCATATCTCCAACGAGTGTATTTGATATAGTTGTGGGCATGGCACGTACATAGTTTAATGTACTTGTTAATATGCCGATTATCGTCCCTATTTGTGCGCCATATCCTGGGCTTGGTGCTGGGGTTGGGACTGGCGTGGGTTGAGGTTGTGTTATTGGAGGCGCTTGTACTATGGTAATGGGGAAAATTATGCTTCCGATTCCAGGGGCGGCGCCTGCGCCAGGGATTTGACCTAGATTGTTTGGTATGATTATCGCAACTTCATCGGATACTGGCTGACCTGTTTCTATACTTACTACTTGTCCTGTTTCGGTATCAACTCTCGTTCCTGCGGCTTCGCGTATGGATGCCATGACCCCTGGAAGATTATCCATTATATTAAGTGGATTGAGTGGCAGCGGTATTGGCATTGGGTCATTTTGCTGGATTGGATGGTCTGCTAAATGGCTACTTACTACTGCCCGTGAATGCGTCCGTTGAAGGGAGCCAGCATTTATTAACCATATATGTGTCCAATCATCTGGATTGTTTATATATGGTATGAATACGCCTCTTCTTACAAAACCAGCCATTGATGTAATGGTTAGTGTTCCGATGGTTACACTGACTGGCATCAACTGGTCTAAGTTGTTTTGTATTATTGCTTGAGTCATTTCCTCAAACGAAGATGTATTATATGGATTCATTCCAAGTTGTTGTTTGCTAAACATAGGTATTGGCCCGATTCTATGCGGTGGGTGTAGTTCTTGCGGTATCCAGTTATGGCCAGGTGGAAATATTCCCATTTGTCCAAGATAGTCGCGTGTTTCCCAACCTTCTGCTTCTATTAAATGCCCCCAGATTTGTCTGAAATCCAATGATATGTTTTCTAGTTCAGACATCGCTACATTTGCTACTTGTACTTCCCCTGCAAAGGTTAAGTCTCCTACAAATGTTTGGTTTGTACGTGGGTCAAAATGTCTTTGGTTCTCTTCATCCCAGAGCATTAATCTGCCTGAGTTTGTGTCTATATATGCGTTTCTGCCTTGCGCCCTTTCAGCGATATCCATTAAATAGTAATGCGTAGGATGATGATTCGCATTGATTTCTGACCATTGTATTAACCGTTGCATGTTTTGTATGGTCATTTCTAAGGGATTGGCGATGTTTGGCCATTCTGTTTGTTGATTTTGTGCGTTTAATCCCATAGATATTAGAAGTCCTTCAAGCACTTGATATACTAATGCTGGATTTGCCATTGGTACTATGTTTGCATAACTTGAATCTGGGGTTATTGAGCCAAATTCTGGTATAGTATGAATATCAAACAGCAATGTATCATCGGTATGTGTATCATCCTGTGAAACATAATAAATATACCCGTCATCATATTCAGGTATCATTGCGAGAACCTGATGAGCTGGGTATATGCTTATTGTGAAAATGACTGCTATCATCAAATATGACAGCCCGCGATTTATGATATACTTCATGTGCTACCCTCCTGGCTTCCCTTGGCTAGGGTGGTTATGTATTGGGGCAGACTAGGGAGAGTCTACCCCGTGCTGTGAAAAATGCTTTGCATAAACGGTTTAGCGCACTAATGAGCGGAAAACACGAATGCCTACTGTGATTGCTAAAACAGAACCGACGATGGCTATCGCGCCAGGGGCTACTGCTCCGATGACTGACATCACCTGTGTTACCAATGTGTCCATACCTGCGGTAATTGGGGCTACTACATCAAAACTTGTACCTGAACCCATAGTTTGTCACTCCTTTCATAAGAGTTTTCTGTATACATTAAGCGCGGAAACTATCCCCAAAGATATAAAGAATACGCTTATACCTGACAGGACTGCCGCGCCGAATGACATTAATACTATTTGTGTGATTTCCTCAGATATAATCATGTTGTCCTACTCCATACGATGGCGAAGATTATCACCAGTAAAAAGCCTATTACGAATGCGATTAATGCGATTTGCCACATTTGTATTATTTGCGTAGTTTCTGACTGCTCAACAAGAGCTGGGTGGATTAGGTGTAGATTACTCGCATTAAGAAGCGTTGATATCTCATTTAGATACATCTCAACGTTAGTCATACCTAAGGTAGGGGGGCAACAAAGCGCGTCTGAGCTAAAGCAATCTACTGTACATGTACACCACCATGCATATGGGTTATAAGGGTTACACTCCCATCCGTTGTCATAGCAGGGACAACTTCCATGAGATGTAACACATCCGCAAATATTTGGATTATGGACTGATAATGGCTGAGCAGCATGTACTATTGTCAGCCGACCTGTTATCACGCTGAAAGTCATGACCAGCATTGTGGTTATGAATATTGCAAGTAGAATCTTATCTTTTTTATCTAGCCTCATGATAGAAACTCAATTAATTGGGTCTAGGCTTGTCCACGGTTAGTTTTGCAAGACCTACATAGTCGATATCAAGAACTTGGATTTGTTGCTTGTCTCCAACTACTGAAAATTTCATTGTTGCATCATAGAGGGCTGGAAATTCTTTGCACTTTTCAAGTTTTGTGATTGGAAGGGCTACTTTGACCACTTTTTGACCTTTGGAGAGTTGACCACGGCTTGTTGCCATTTCATCAACTACAGGATCTAGGCTATCGCTTGTGATGTACCGTAAGGATATTCCTTCGTTTGTGACTTCTCCTGTGGCTTCGTTCACTATCCGATAAGATTGGGCAGATAGAAACAAAAATGTTTGTTTGAAGTTTTGCATTTTGGATTCTCCTTTTCTGTTTGAGGTTTTATGCTATGCCCTTGGGCTTGGTACGGTGGGGGTTAGTGCTTTGGTGGTTACTTCCTGCGAATCTCTAACGGCGCACTACCGTTTGCCGTTGCAACGCACGGGAGAACGCCGCGCATTGCCTGTTTGAAAAAGATGAAAACCTGGTTGCTTACATATGTGGGCTTGTACTGTTGTTCCTCCAGGGCTAATGCTATAAACCATACATAGCATTAAAGGATGCCAGAGTCTTTCCCCTCCCTGGCTAGGGGGTTATATTGGGGATATAACGGGTATTATTGTAAAATAAAATTCACCATTTTAGAACTGTTAAATTCTCCAAATATGAACATTCATTGGAGTTCATTTATGGTGAAATAATACAAGGGTCTGTGATGAATATGTATAGTGAGTCTTTTCGTTTTAAGATAAAAGAATTAAGAAAATCACATGGTTTTACGCAAGCAGAGGTTGCAAAAGAATTAAATATAAATCATCAAAACCTATCTCGTTATGAAAAGGGAGATAGAGAGCCAGATATTGAGACACTGGCCATGCTTGCAGATTTTTACGGCGTATCTACTGATTTCCTGATTGGTAACGGCTTGCATGATTTCCATGGATTTGAACCTGAATCCAATTGGGACGGGGTAAAGATAAGAACTAAGGACTTTCCCCAAAAGATGAAACTTGCAAGAACAATCAAAGGGCAGTCGCAATTAAAAGTAGCCAAGGCACTAAAAATACCAAGAAGTACCCTGGCTAAGTATGAACTAGGGCAGTTACAGCCGAGCCTTGAGACGCTAGCTAAGATTACTATGTACTATAGAGTGAGAGCTGATTGGCTTCTTGGTCTGGATGATGTACCAAGAAAAAATCACTCCGCCGTTTAACAGATATATTGGGGATATAATGATTAATGTTGCGAATTTACTTGAGGAAGGTTTGTCTTATGTTGTTTTTATATGGAAAATAACATTGGGACAAATATTTACAGCACTATCTATATTAAGTGCATCTACATTTTTATATAAAAAATTAAAAAAGAAAAAATATTACTAATTACAGATGTGAAAAATATCTGAATTTACATCTCCATATTTATGTCTATAAAATTTGACCAGCTAGTATATATGTAGTTTGATGAAACAATGCTATAATGGACTAGCAATCGTGGACGGTTGGCTCACACCCGAAAGGGGGTGAGGCTATGAGCGTATACGAGGTAGTAACTTTGCTGGTGTCTATTGCTGGCTTATATCTTGCATATCGCAAATGCAATTGTCGTGGAACTAAAAAGCCAGACAAGACGCAAAAAAATAGCCGTCCTAGGTCAAGGTAACGGCTATTTGCGTTAAAATTTAACCAAATAACATGTGCTAACCGAAAAACGATTGCAATCAACACACAAGACTAGCGTTGTCGCGCTGGTCTTGTTTTTATTATAGCCTATTCATTGCCGATTAGTCTAGCTTATTTTATTATTTCGTTATGTTAATTGATTATTACACATATAGTGAAGCGATTTCATCGTTAGGCTTCGGATAGAGCGCATCAGCTAAGCAAATAACCTTTTTTATTCAATATGTGAAAGCTGACCTATATCTACTTTTTGGAATCAGTTGTGTTTCTACATGTAATACTATTATCAGGAGCTTATATGTATTTTACTTCCTTGTAATCAGCAGGTCTTCGGTTCGAGTCCGAATGTCGGCTTACTTATTTACAAAAAGTCCGTCTTCTGGTCATTTGCCAGATACGGACTTTTT